CTACTGCCTGCGGGGTGTCTGATGCGCATTTTAATTTTGTTAATGCTGGCCGCGTGCGCGCTGGCGGGGCTGCAAACCTGGCGTATCGGCGGCCTGCAAAACGAGGCAGACCAGGCACAGCGGATCATCGGCACGCTGTCCGCCGGTATCGAAAGCCGCGACAACGCCATTCACCGCCTGAACGATGAGGCCGTGACGCGGGAACGCCAGGAGCAAAGCCTGCGCGCGCAGCTCTCGCAGGCCGGTCAGCGGGCGCGGGATCGGGAATACACAATTCAAAGGTTACTCAATGAAAATCAGGAAATGCGTGATTGGTATAGCGCTCGCCTGCCTGACGGCATTGGCCGGATGCACGTCCGTCCCGCCTTCGCCAGCGCCGCAGATTATTTACGTTGGCTGTCCGGCGGTGACGAGCTGCCCGATACCGGCAAGCTCACCCGCCACTAACGGCGATTTAAGCAGTGATGTCAGAAACCTGGAGGCCGCGCTAACCGCCTGCGGCCTTCAGGTGGAAGCGGTCAAACAATGCCAGGAGGAACACCGTGTTAAAACCCGCACAGCTACGAAAAGCCCTGACTGACGCCGTGCCGGTGCTGCAAACCAGCCCCGACCAGTTGA